AGGCTTATCGGTTCAGGCTGATTTGGGCGGTACAACAATCGGCGAACAGCTTTATGAAGAAATCAGAGGCGGCTACACCACACAGATGAGTTACGGCTACACCGTAAACGGTGCCGAGTGGTCGAAGCGCGAGCTTGAAGATGGTCGAATCCTTGAATTGAGGACAATAACTTCAATTGACAAGGTTTACGATGTATCGGCGGTATCAATACCCGCCAACGATGCAACTACAATATCAGTGCGAAATCTCAGCGACGGAGTGATTGAAGAGATTAAGGCGGAGCGACTTAAAGCACTTGAACTTGAACGCAGAAAACTACAGTTAAGGTTAAAAATGGAGGTATTCAAAAATGTTTGACGAGATCAAGAACTTCACACTTGAGGAAATCGAGAAGAGACTTGCAGAGATCGGAACAGAAATCGACGCAGCAGACGAAGAGAAAATCAATTCACTTAATGATGAGCTCAGCGCTCTGGAAACCAGAAAAGGAGAAATCAAAATGGAAGAGAGAAAGGCAGACATGAAAGCAGTGATCGAGGGCGCAGGAAACGTTATCGAGAAAGCACCCGCTAAGGAAGAGAGAACACTTGAGAGTGTTAAGGCTTCAGCAGAATACGTTGACGCTTTCGCAAACTACATCAAGACAGGTTCAGACAAAGAGTGCCGCGCACTCCTTACAGACCTTGTAGATGGCGGCTCAGTTCCCACACCTACAGTAATCGACGACTTCATCAACACAGCATGGGAGAGAGCTAACCTTATTTCTCGCGTAAGACGTACTTCAATCAAAGGAACAGCAAAATTCCCGTTCGAGTATTCAGCAACCGGTGCAAGCGTTCACACTGAGGGCAGCAAAGCACCCGCAGAGGAAAAACTTGTGCTCGGAACAGTAGAGATCAAGCCTCAGATGCTCAAGAAATGGATTACAATTTCTGACGAGGTTATCGAGCTAAAAGGACAGGCTTTCCTTGATTATGTATATGACGAAATCGAAGAGAGAATACTTGAGCTTGCAGACGCACAGGTAATCGTAGCAATCAAGGAAGCACCCGCAGCAGCTACAACAAGCGCAGCAGGCGTAAGAGCCATCACAGTTGCAGACGTTGATTTCACAACAATTTTTCAGGCTCAGGCAGAGCTTGTAAGTGGTGCTCGCAATCAGGTTGCAATCATGAACAAGAAGATGTATTTCAATAAGTTCATGAGCTTAAAGGACACAGCCGACAGACCTATCTACAATATTGTTGCAGAGAATGGCAGACCTTCATACTACATTAACGGAGTTGAAGTTCTCTTCGATGATTCTATGAAGGATAACGAGCTTATCGTCGGTGATCTCAGCGGCGTTATGATGAACCTTCCTAACAACAAGGAGGTTTCATTCGTAACTGATGCTCTTTCACGCGCCGAGGAAGACCTTGTTAAGATTGTCGGCAAGATGTACGCAGGCTTCGGAGTAATTAAGGACGGTTACTTCTGCAAGGTAACTCTTTCATCAGTAAGCGCATGATTAAGGCAGTAGTAACTAAGAGGGTTGCACTTACCGCAGACGTTGGTTCGGTGGTTTATATCTCTGAGGGGCAGTTCGCTGCCCTTCAGGGTAAAGTGGAGCCATACAAAGAAGAGGCTAAGGCTGTAGAGGAAGTTAAAGAGGAAATCAAAGAGGAACCTAAACAGGAACCTGAGAAACCCGCAGCTAAGAAAACCTCAAAGGGTAAGAAAGGATAAGATGATATGCTTAGCAAAGTTAAACTTGCATTGAGAATCACAACAAACGCATATGACGATGAGCTTAACGGCTTGATAGAAGCCGCCAAACTTGATTTGGGCATCGCGGGCGTGATTATACCTGCAGAACTCGACGCGATTGTGTCTCTTGCAATTATTACATACTGTAAATGTCACTTCGGAGAGCCTGACGAGTATGACAGACTTAAGGCAAGTTATGACGAGCAAAAAGCACAATTATCGATGTGTACGGGGTATACAGAATGGATAGGAGCACAGTAATAAACTTAATCGGGATAGAGAGAACTCAGGACGATTACGGTGTTTGGAGAAGTTCAACGACTTCGCGGCAGGTGTTCGCACAGGTAGACAGCGTTACTCAGAGAGAGTTCTATGAGGCAGGTCGTAACGGGCTAAATCCCGAGTTTAAGTTTACAGTATTTTTTGACGATTACCAAAACGAGCCTGTTGTCGAGTATAACGGGAAGCAATACGCCGTATACAGGACTTACCTGACACGAAATGATAAGTTAGAACTCTACGCAGAGCGCAAGGGCGGAACCAATAAGGGAACAACACCGTCGGCATGAGGTAGAACATGGCAGTAGTAAATAGTTCACGGATAAACTTAAAGGAAGGGCTCGAAAGCGCGATAATGAAGTATCTTGACGATTACAGCGAGGACGTAATTCAAGCAGCCGAACAGGTCACGGCATCAATCGCGAAAGATACGGTTGCTAAACTGAAAGCTGAATCGCCTCAAGGGAATCACGGCGGGCAGCACAAATACGCCAAAGGATGGACGTATAAACTCGACAAGATGCGCTTGAGAGTTGGGGCCACAATTTACGGTAAAAAAGGAACTTACAACTTGGCTCACCTTCTTGAGTTTGGACACGCTCTCAGGAGCGGCGGGCGACAGGTCGGAAGTACAGCAGCGATTGAACATATCAGACCTGTTGAACAGTGGGCAATTAAAGAATATGAAAGACGGCTAATCAGAGCCATAGAATCGAGGCGTTAATGACTTATAAAGAAATTTCGAGCATAGTCGCATCAATCGGACTTCCATATGCTTACTATCAGTTCCCTGAAGAAACAGCACAGCCGTGTCCGTATATCGTGTTCTTTTTCGTGGACACTGACGATCTATACGCTGATGATAGCAACTATCAATCAATTCCCGTGCTGAATATTGAACTCTATACGGATAACAAGGATTTTGCACTTGAGGCACTTGTAGAGAGCACACTGAAGAAAAACGGACTTACTTATTATAAGGAAGAAAACTATATAGACACAGAAAAAATGTATCAGATTGCCTATGAAATGGAGGTAGTAATCAATGGCTAATAAAGTTAAATATGGACTGAAAAATGTTCATTACGCAGTTGGTACAATCAATCCACTCGACAACACAGCAATATACGGAGAACCTAAGCCGTGGAACGGTGCGGTTAACCTCTCTCTTGATGCTGAGGGTGAGATAACCAAGTTCAGAGCTGACAACATCGATTATTGGGTAGGTCAGAGTAATAACGGCTACTCAGGAGACTTCGAAAGCGCTCTTGTTCCTGAAGATTTCAGAAAAGACGTTCTCGGAGAGATTGAGGACGATAACGGTGTACTCATCGAGGATGCAGGCGCACCTACGAAGCCCTTCGCTCTCATGTTTCAGTTTGAGGGCGACGCAAACGCAACACGTCACATCCTCTACAACTGCACAGCGACACGTCCTTCAGTTAGCGGCGAGACAACAGGCGAAGAGATTGAGCCTCAGACAGAGACACTTAACCTCACAGCCGTATCGATTCACAACAGCTCACTCGACAAGGATATCGTAAAGGCTCGTTGCAAGGAATCAGACGCAGCATATGCAACATGGTTCGATGCAGTATATCAGCCTACAATAACATCAATGTGATCACATGGGAGGCGCGAAAAACGCCTCCCTATTTTTGAAAGGGGATAAATCAAATGTATAGGGAGATTAAAGTCGGTGAAAAGATGGTGCCAATGGTGGCAAATGCAGCAACGGCACTTAGATATAAACACGTTTTCGGTAAAGACTTGATAGTGGAATTACAGCAGGCACAGGGCGACACAGCAAAAGGATTTAATTCGTTGCCGGAGCTTGCTTTTGTTATGGCAAAGGCTGCCGAGGCTAAAGAAGGAAAAGTCAACATGGGGCTTCTCAATGAGGAAAACTTCATGGATTGGCTTGAGCAGTTCGATTCAATGGACATTGTTACAGCAGCCGAAGCGGTAATAAATCTCTACATGGGTAACTCGGAGGCATCCGTAGAACAAAAAAAAGGAGAAGGCGGAGTGAGCGAAAGCTAAGCACTCCGCTATTTGCCTTACGCTGTATTCAGGCGGGGTTAAGGTTAACAGACCTTGATTCACTTGATTACGGCTTTGTCTTGGATATGCTCACCGAAACGGAAAACGATTCATGCAAATGGCAAGAAGTAGCTAGTCAAGAAGATTTTGACAGATTTTGAGGGGTAGCATATGGCTTCGCAAAGAGTAAAAGGAATCACAATCGAAATCGGTGGAGATTCAACCAAGTTGACAAAAGCACTCGCTAGTGTTGACAAGGCATTGAAAACCACCCAGGCCAATCTCAGAGATATCGACAAGGCTCTGAAGATGGACCCGACAAATGTCAATTTGCTCAAGGACAGACAGCGTGAACTTGCCGTTGAGGTTGAGAGCACGAAGAAAAAGCTCGAAACCGAAAAGCAGGCTCTTGAGCAGATGA